CGCCTCGACAAATTATGGAACTCTATTCTAAACGGTGATGGTTACTTTAAAAAGAAATTAGAGCAAAAAATAGAGGAGGTGGTACCCAGATCAAAGTGGAGACAGATGCCCACAGGAGGTTCACTACAGGAAGACGCAGAAGCTCATATCCAAAAGCTTTTAGTAAACAAAACCTCACCAATCCAGTTAAAGCCAGCTTCATCTGGAGTCAACATTGTTACAAATTATGAGGAAATGTGGAAAAAGGCAGAAACCCCAAATGACCTAAAAGGGAAGTTATCAATGGTCAAGCACGAGCCTCCAAAAGTTTCAAAACACAAAGAGTCAAATGTAATAGAAGGCAACCCCAAGACTCATGTACCTGTTGAGAGAGACACATTTGTTTTAGAAACATATCTCCAGGATTTAAAAGCTAAAGAGCTAAGGGAATTGTTCACAAAAAGAGATGGATCCACGTCTCAAGTCAATGATGCCCTACCCTTAGCTCAACAATTATTTATTAGGCATCAATTAAAAGATGAAGCCACTTTCTCCTTAGCAATTCAAAAGAGAATTCACTTAATGTCACCGCATTTTAACAAACAGGAATTGCTTAATACAAAGGATCTCGGTGACTTATTATTCGAAAACTTCAAAAAGGCTTTAAAACTGCCCGACACAGTAAAATTTGACCCAGAGAAGTTCGAAAGGTGCATCGATGAGCAAGAGAGGAAATATCTAACGAGGCCTGCTCACTTACTTATCAATACACAGGGTAGAAATGACCCAGACTGGTCTGATAATCAGATTCAGCTCTTCATGAAGTCTCAACTCGTCACAAAGCCTGACAAGATTGCTTCTGATGCAAAAGCAGGTCAAACCATTAGCTGCTTCAACAACAATTCAATATTGACAATGGGACCTCTCGGCCGATATTTGCTCAAAGAAATTGAAAGATTTAAACCTGGCAATATTTACCTCCATAATCAAAGAAACCAGTTTGATCTAAATGACTGGGCCAAAACGTACTGGACCTCTTTTGAAAATTGTTCTCGCAATAAAAAGAAGAAACACACAACAAATGATTTTGAGGCTTACGACAGAAGTTTACGAGGTGAGTTCGTCAATTTCAATTGCAGAATTCTAGAATTGTTTCAGGTCCCAAAGAAATACATAGAGTTCTTCATATATCAAAAGGAAAATGCTCAAGTTTTCCTGGGAAATTTAGGATTCATGACACTGACAGGTGAATGGTGCACTTGGCTCTTCAATACGCTAGACAATATAGCGTTTACTCACACAAAGTTCTCAATAAGCCCAGATCAGCCCCAATTGTACTCAGGCGATGATTTTGGAGTATGTGGTACAGTAAAGGTAAAACCCACATTCGAAAAGATATCTGAGAAGTTCCATCTAGTTTCAAAACTGCTGGTAGATGAAGAAGCAATGTTTTGTGGATGGATGATAACAGAAGACGGAGTTTACAAAGATCCGAAGATAGTCACAGCAAGATTGTTACATATGGAAAGCAAAGGCGATTTAGACCTAGTGCTCGAAAATTATTATTTGGAACACTTTTTTGCCTATGCCATGCAAGATCTTATCTATGACTACTTTTCTGAAAAGGACATGGAAGCGCATTTCAGAAATAACCGTATATTCCAGAAGCATAAAAACAAGATTTTGCACATGGACTTGCAACAGTTCATGAACAGTAATTACAAAGTAATAATCACATCTGAAGGGGATAAGCTTCTGATCAGAAAAGAATTAAAGCAAACTGTGCCAGAAGACAAATATTATTACAAACATATTTTTTAAACGTCCTGTGAGTTTGCTTAAGTTTTTGCTATTTATCAATATCTTCAACTCATGGCTTCAAGAGCTGATTACCAGATAGCTCAACTTACCAACCAGGCTGTACCCGACGAGGGTTATGTTCTCAATAGTAACTTTTTGTCCAGGGAAAATCAACAGGCAATAGAAACCAGATTATGCAATTATATAATTCAGCAACGACCTACTATAACCGCCGCCGAAAACCGAATAGTTTTCAAGCTCTTTATTAAAGTATGCGCCACTGTAGGAACATCTCACCAGTCCAATTTTAAAAACTATGCCGCGTCAATTGGAAATGATTCGTTCAATTATTCCAAAATGGTAGATATAATATTGGAATACCCAGGCCGTTATGAAAATGTCACTTTACGGAAGTTTATGCGGTTTTACGCCCCTTATGTCTACCACGCTGTCAAATTCAAGTCTTTCCCTTTCAATGAAAATGTCTTTTTTCCTTTTGAACATCACTATAATACTCCAAGGAATTATGAACACTTGGCCTTCGATTTCAACTTCGGTATCAGGCCTCATCAATGTGATGATCGTGAGCTTCTTGTTTTAAGGGCTACCTTCCAAGTTAAAGACAATATAGACAAGGAACAAGCTATGTTAACAAGCACATCAACGTATTTCCATAAAGGAAAGATTAATCAACTATGGAATAAAATTTTTTAACTCAAAGACATAAAGACATGAGCTTAACAAAGTTAAGTTCATGTCATAAATATTAATAATATTTAAATTTTCAAGCTAACGACCCACAAATGTCTCAACAAATGCCCCATCTAGAGAATCCTTGTCTAGCCTTCTTGTCACGGCCTTTGAAACACTACGTCCCTTATTACAAAAAAGAAACTCAAATATTAGACTTTTCGCTGTATTGTAACATTGAACACATGTCTTTCATATATAGAAGCCCTAAAGCCAAAGCATCTTTTCATTTCACGTCCAAAAGGAAAATGCGAAACACCATGGTACCCTTTTTAGCAAAGCATATTTACCAAGAACTAGATTTCGCTGAGCGTTGTACTATCGCCAATCATATCTTGACAAAAGAATGCTATATTGACAGAAACCGCCTTAGAAACTTCATTTCTGAATGCGACCAGCATAATTTAAACACAGAGCATAAAGTAGAGATCTTTTTACTTGACAAATACTTTAATATTTGATCTAGTTCATTTTAAAAACATTACCTCATATAATACAAATATCCTATACATATCATTATATTTTATTTAAGTTTTAAGTGCACATTAATAATGTTCAAGTTTTCAAGACGACCTTCCGGACCTTCAGAAGCCGATATACTACAAGATTACTTAATAACCCCGTTGAACAGGAC